CCCGAAGGACAGGCGCGCATCTCCGGTCGCCTGAGCCACCGCAGCCAGCGCCTTCCGGGAGCGATTGGTCGGCTTCTGAAGGAGGAGCATCACGTTCAAGAGAGAGGTCGCGCCGACCGCGGCCTCGGTTCCTGTCCGGGAGAAGACCGCCAGGGTCCCAGCCACCTGCTCGAAGGAGACCCCCATGGCGGAGGCGGTGGGAAGGAGGTTCCCCAGGACGGGCGCCAGGGAGGCGGCCTCTAGCTTCCCCTCCCGGACCGCGGCGGTGATGATCTCGGTCGCCCGGGTGGCGGAGAGATTCTGCTGGGCATAGGCGTTCATCGCCGAGGTCACCGCATCAGCGACGGTCTCCACCTCACCGAGCCCCGCCTTGGCCCCCTTGAGCGAGGCTTCCAGGGCATCCATCGCGGTTGCCCCGCGGAGCCCCGCGGAGGTGATGAAGAACAGGGCGTCAGCCGCCTTGGTCGCGCCCTGCCCATACTCGACCCCGAGCCGCTGGATGTCAGCCCGCCAGTCATTGATCACCGACGACTGGATTCCGACCAGTCCCTCGATCTTGTTGAGCGAGGCCTCGAAGTCTCCGGCCATCTTGAAGCTCGCCGCACCGACGGCAGCGATTGGAAGAGAGACCCGAGTCGTCAGGGTTCGCCCGACTCGCTGCATCCGATCCCCTGCCTTCCGCATAGCCGCGGAAGCCCCGGCAAGGGCCTGAGTCAGGCGGATCGTGTCACCCTCGAATACGACCTTAGCGCGTGCTAGCTCGGTCGCCATGATCCTCCTTCCTCAGTTGCGAGTTTACCGCATTGACCCAACTGGCCATAAAGGTGACCGCTTCCTTCGGCGCCATGTGATCACCCGGATCCTTCCAGAAGTCCTCGGGCCGCACCTTCCGGGACCCCTTCTTCCGGGGCGAGAAGTTGACGATCGTTGCAGCGACCAGGCCGAACCGGATGTTCCAGCTCCGCTCCTCCTCTCTGATCCGATCGAAGACCTCCTCGACCTCCCGAAGGGTCGAGTCCCAGAACACATCAACAGGGAGCCCGTGGGAGATCCACGAGCTCCACAGGATCAGGTCTTGCTCTCCTGGCTTGACGGGTTCTCGTTCTTCGGACTCTTCTCCGGGTTCAGTTCCGAGATAGCCGCGTCGGATGCGGTCACGAGTTTTCCCCGCTGACCGGTCGCCTCGACGACTGCCTCGATCACCCTCGGAAGGTTCTGAAGGTCGACCATGTCTTCGATCTGCTCCACCGTCAAATCTGGGTGGCCATCCCGCAGACCGTACCACAAGAACTTGGCGACGTCATCCCCTGCGATCTCCCCGCGCTCCAGCACATCTTCCCCGAACTCCTCGCGGAGTTGCCGGAGGGTCTTCAGGCTGTAGCGCAGAAAGTAGGTCTCCCCATCCAGGTCGACCGGGACTCCACGTGTCGGGCTAGGAGTCGACTCGCTCATGTTTTTACCTCAGCTCAGAGTGATCAGGTGATCGCCGTGGTGACCAGACCCGTGACGCGGATCACATAGGTGGCCTCGGCCGCGACGCTGTCCGCCAGGTCCAGGTCTCCCTGCGGACCCTGGAGGACGAAGCCGTCGAAGGTGTAGGTCACGACGGACGAATCGGCGGTGGCCCCGGACGGGAGCGTGATGATGCACTCCTCGATCGTGGCGGCCGCCAGGAAGTTGGTGTCCAGGGCTTGCTGCCCCGTGTCCTCGGGATCGTGCCGGACGACCAGCTCGACCGTCCCGAAGTCCCGCAGGCCGGGGATGAACTCCCGCTGCCCGCCGGAATACGTGTCAGTGGTCTCCGCCTCCTCCTTCGTCTGGTCGGGGAAGCCCACCGTACGGAGGCCTCCTATCTCGACCGACGCGAACGAGAACGTCGTCCCATGCGGCAGATACTTCATGCGTTACTCCTTCCCTCTCATGCCCCTGTCAAACACAGGAAGCTAGCTGAATGGTGCGGCCGTCCTCGCTCATCGAAGCCGGCGAACGCAGGCTCTCCGGATCGGGCTATAACCCGGAGGTACTCTGTACTCCCTAGAGTGACGTTGAGCATCCCGTGTAAACTCCCCAGGATCTCCACCGCCTTTGCCAGGGTTTCATCGGAAGCCCAAGGGGCTCCTCGCACCATGACCTGAATGCCCAGGTCTTTCATGGCGCTATCCCCGATCCCCGCATCCGCAGGGATCTCCGGATCGGGTCCCCCGTCTTCGGTCAGGACCACGACCTTGTCCGGGACCTCGTCGCTCATGTTCCGATAGACGAGAGTCCAGTCCACATCGTCGACCAATCCCTCCGCCAGGAGATACGATCCCAGATCTTCGACCAGTCCCATCACTGATTCCTCGCACGCGCGATTCTGATCGCGGCCTCAGCGTTAGCCTTGAGTGCTTCCATCGATGCCTTGCCGTAGGGTTTCCAGCGTTCGATCCCTCGGACCAGGTAGCGGGCCTCCCCGACATCGTGGTGGTAGTCCAGACGCTCGTGCTGGACCAAGGCGTAGGGAGCGGCGGCTCCACCGAAGGAGAGGGTCACTTCATCATTCCCGTCGGGACCTTCGACCCTCCCGGAACCGGCGAGGTCCCCTCGATCCCTGGGGACCCCCTTCCCCGGCCGGCTCGCCTTGACATCGGTCATGACCTCCTCGCCGATGATCCGGATGCCGGACGGGATCCGCTTCTTATAGGTCCGAGCGTAGTCCTCGATCGCCTCCGCCGCCTTCCGGAAACTCCGCCGAGTCGAGCCAGCCATACGGGTTACTCCTTCCTGCAGCGGTTCCGGTAGTGAACGACGTTCGCCTGGAAGTCCTCTACCCGCTTGAACTCCGCAACGATGAACGCCTCGGACTCATAGGTGATCCGATCCCCTTCCTCCGGGATTGGAGTCTCGTCGGGATGGATCCACAGCGTCAGGTGGGTTCGGATCTTCTCGCCATCGGAGGCGACGACCTGCTCATCCCTCCGGCGGACCACCGCTTCGATCTCGATCGGAGAGTCGAAGGACGGGAGGCCCTGACGATCCACTCCCGTCCGGACCTCGACCTCGACCGGGACCTTGGTCAGGATCCGAGCCATCGCCTGGCTGATCATTCCTGCGTCACCGGGAGATCGAGGTCAGCGTCGAAGCCCGCACCGAAGCGGAACTTCGCGCGGGACTTCCCGGTCTCCCCCAAGGTGTCCTCGATCACCCCGCAGGGGTCCAGGGAAGCGGCCAACCCGAGGTAGTCCTGCTTGCTGTAGGACTCCGAGATATCGTCATGCTTCAGGCTGGTCACCTGGGGCTCCCTCACCGAGATGAAGTGAGCGGTCAGGTACTTCTCCACCGCTTCGAGGATCTCGTCGGTCAGGGCATCGCACTTCCCCACCAGGTTCGCCTCGACCCAGATGTGAGCGTCCATGATGAACGCCTTGACCTGAGGCGAGGTCAGGGAGGTGTTGATGATCAGACGGACGCCGGTCTCACTCGTTCGAGGATGCGCCACCAGTCACCTCCTCTTCCGGCTCCTCTTCGGACTCGTCGGTCTCCTGATCCTCTTCGGGCTCGTCGGTCGCCTCTTCGGATTCCTCGGCCTGGCCGAGGATCTCCCGAGCGAGCTCCGCGTTGGGGCCTTCGGGGTGAAGCTGGAGATACAGCGCCGGCTCCATCCGGAGGGGCCATCCGCCTTCGCCTTCCTCACTCCCTTCCTGCGGCTCTGAAGCCGCCGGAGCGGGCCGGGAATCCGGGACCCCTTCAATCTCGACGACCCTCTCAGGCCTCCGAGGAGTTCGACCCCTCCGACGGGGAGCCCTGGTCGGGGACGGGAGCGGAGCCGCGCCGGGCCCCCGCGTCCTCGCCCCCACCGGCTCGAGCTTGTACTTCCTCTTCTTGAGGTCGGTAGGAGTGGGGCGGAACACCTGCCCCTTCTCTACGACCTCGCCTTCCTCCGAGAGGAAGCGGGCTCCCGTGTTGCGATATAGACCTTGGTCTCCCACGTCAGTCCTCCAGCCCCAAGATCTCCCGCGCGAGTGAAGCGTTGGGTCCCTCGGGGTAAAGTTCGAGGTAGCTTTCCGGGTCCATCTTCAGCGGCCAGTCCGGGGACGCGGACTCCTCGTCCTGCTCCTCGGTCTCCGCTTCGTCATCCTCGGGCGCCTCGGCGCTATCCTCCGCCTCTTCGGCGATGGGCGCAGGGGCTTCCTCTACAGTCTCCGGTTCGGGGGCTTCCTGCGGCGATTCTGGAGCCGCTGCCGGGGCGACCTCCTCGTCCGCATGGATCCGCTCGAACTTGTCTCCGAACGCCCGGAGCTCCCGCTCGTCGGGCTCGAAGATCTCTCCGTGCTGGACTCGAGTCCCGTCCCTCCGGCGGTGCGGGCCTCCGATGTTGCGGTAGCGAGCCATGAGTCCTCTTCTCCTTGAAGGGAAGAAACGGGGCAGGGGGATCGTCCACCCTACCCCGCTCCTCGACCTCCTAGTTAGGTCCTAGCCGGTCAGGGCTTAGGACAGGTGTACGATCCCGTTGATGGTCGTGCCCTGATCCGTCTCGATCGACTTGATCTGGGGACCCGCCACCGTCAGGACTCGGAAGTTCGTCACGAACGGGTTCTTCTCCCACTGGACGGTCGTCGGCATCTGCGCCTCGGACAGGTCGATCACGTCCCGTGTCATCTGGACCAGCAGAACGTTGTCATCCGCGAGAGCGTCGTTCGGGCGGATCGCCTCGATGTCCTCGAAGGCGAGGATCCGCTCCATGTACGTCCGGTCACCCTTGTTCTGGTTGTAGTCGCCCTGGAGCACCGCCCAGTAGTTCTTCGCGACATACATGACGAAGGGACCGAAGAGGTTCGACGCATACGCCGTGGCGAGCGCCGACTCCGTGTCCGCGATGATGGTCGCGTCCGGAGAATCCCACGCGTAGGTGAGAGCAGAGGTCAGCCGGTTGGCCGCCGTGGTCAGCCCAGGGATCCCGCCCCCACTCGGACCGCCGGTGGCGAGCCCGTTGGTGATCAGGTCCTGAAGCTTGTCCCGGACCTTCCTCGCCGCGACCTCACCTGCGGTCACGTCGAGTGGGTCCCCGCGATTCCGGGAGGCGTCCAACTGCCTCCAGTTCACACGGAAGTCCTTCGCGATCACCGGGACGGGACGCACGTCCCGCTGGAAGCTCGGGCGATCCCCTGTCGGAGCGGTATCGCCGTCGAAGCTGATCTCGGCGTCGTCGAAGTCCTCCAGCCGCTCGGTCACCCGGAGAACCGTCCCGAGTGATACCGGCTCGATCAGCCCGCGGGAGCGGAGATCGTCCACCACGGTGAGCCGTTCCCGGAACACCATGTTGATCCGATCGTCGACCCGCTGCCACTCCTCATACCGCAGAGTGGCGTTCCCGGCGAGCATGTCTTCGATGCCGGCGTTGGCCGCCAGCACCGGTCGGAGCATCGCGAGGTTAGTGACCCCGCGCTCCATCAGGTCCTGTCCGTTGATGAGCACTTCCATCAGGCCACCTCCACCTTGATGCGATCGTTGTCGGCGGCCGCGGCCTCCATCGCCCAGGCCACGACGGGAGTCCCCGAAGCGGGGATCAGCTTCCCGTTGCCGTCGCTCCCCAGGGGGTCTCCCTTGGTGACGGCGGACCCAGCAATGGCGTAGACCTCCGCCCCCGGCTGGAAGATCCCGTACTGGACGGTATCCCCCGATGCGTAGGCGTCGGTGATCCCTTCACCGACGAGGTCATTCTCCAGCGCGAAAGCCTTCCGGGCCTCCCCCGCTGCATCGGCGTGAACGACCAGCCCCGTGTCGAACCCTGAGATCAGGTGACCCGGAGTGATCGCCCCGCCCGCGACTCCTTCCTTCCGGACGAAGTCGCCCTTGAGCACGATCGTGTTCGGCATGATTGTTCGGCATGATCAGGCCTCCTTCAGCTCGGTCTGCTCATAGTACGGCACCGGCGGTGCGTACTGGGGCTGACCCTGAGAGGCCGCAACCTTCGGGCCTCCGCGTCCGGCGTAGGACGTCGGTCGGACCATCCCTTCGATCTGGCGGAGCTCGTCCAGACCCTTCGCCTGGAGCTGTGCCTCCGTGAAGGTGCACCGCTCGTTGGCGGACAGCTGTTCGATCAGCGACTTCCTCTCCCGCTCGCGCTCCTCGATCGCGGGCGCCGTGATCTGATCGTGCACCGCGATCTTCTCCTTCAGCCCCGAGACCTCCTGGCGGAGACTCTTGACCTCGGCGAGCAGTGCGGTGGTGGCTTCCGAGGCGGCGACGGGCTCGTCCTGCTCCCCGCCCTCCTGCTCCTCGGTCTCCGGGTCCTGCTGGGAATCGGGCTGAGCGGCCGCAGGGGCCTCCCCACCCGCTTCCTCCGTCGAGGCGGTCTCCCCCTCGACGTTCTCCCCCTGGCAGCCACAGAGCGCCTTGAGCTGACCGTCAGTCAGCTTCTCGAGCGATGCACGCTCGAGCGGGCCCGTGCCCTCCAGGTGGGTAATGAGTTCCTCGCGCTCCATGTTGCCTCCGTCTGCGCGGTTGGATGTTCCCGACTCCTCGTTGGCGACGGGCTCGAACTCCACTCTCCTCCGGACCTGCTCGGGATCTGCGAAGGAGACTGCTCCCCCCTCCGCGATGTCGAAGGTGGTCCGGAAGAGTCCTGACTCCCCGTTGTCGTTGTCATTCTCTACCGAGAAGACCACGACCCCTTCGACCGAATCCATGTAATCGATGAAGACGTACTTCCCCGGACCCCCGTAGGTGTCCCGGAGAGCGTCGGCTACCATCCGCCTCCGCTCCCCGTCGAACTCATTCTGCGCGCCCCCCATGAATCCCTCGACCATCGAGGTGAAGCGCTTCCACCAGGACGGGGGATCCTGCGGGGGAGCCGAGAGTTCGACGATCTCAGAAGAGACCCCACCCTCTCCGGCGGTGACCTCCTCCTCTTCGACTCCTTCCTCCTGCTCGGCCATGGCTGACTCCTCTTCTTCGTTGACGCCGAGCCCGCACCCGTGCTCCACGGAACAGGCCCCCACCTTCTCGGTGAAGATCGCCAGGTGATCGGTCCCCAGCGGATGCAGGATGTGATCGTACTCCTCTCCATTGAAGACCCCGGAGACCATCTCCGCGGCGGTGGGGAATCCCGTGGAGAGTTCGACGGGATCCCCCTGGTCCAGCTTGGCGAGGATATTGGCGAGCTCCTCGACCTCTTCTGCGCGCTCGACATCCAGCCAGACCTCGGCCGCCAGGCGAGCGATTCCCTGGGCTTCGTGCTGGGCCTGAGCTCGGAAGACGAACCCTGCCCACATCTCGTTCAGGATGTGGGGATCCCGCGCGGAGACGGCCCGGCCCTGGACGGTCGGGTGGGCTCCTGCGATGACCGGGATCCCGTTCCACATCTGGGCCCAGGTGTCGTTGATCTCTTCGGCGGGGAGGTAGGTCTTTCCGAGGTTGTTGTTGAGAACCTGGCTTCGGACCATGACGGCGGGAACGACTCGGTACTCTCTTCCCGCCATGTGCTCGGTCCGGGCTGGACCGGAGGAATGAGCAACCAGGAGGAGCAGGACGTTGCTCGCTTCTTCCTTCGACGCTTCTATGGCTCGACCTTGTCGCATAGCCTTCTCGCGCGCGTCCTCTCCGATATAGCAGTAACCTTCATCGCCCCACTTCCAACCCTGCTGACCATCCCGCTGACATCTCTGGACGGGCACTGCTCTCTCCCTATATCGAGAAAGCCCCGGAAGCCCTCCCGGTTGATTCGGGAAGGCGTCCGGGGCCCATGATCGTCCCTTGCGGGATCCTAAGCTGTCCGGGTCGTTCTCAGATCTGGCGAGCGATTACCACCGCATGATTCCTCCAGGTGCTCTACCCAAGGTAAGTCCTGGGTTCCGGTCGATCAAGTCTCGTCAAGAGATACGCCCGTCCGCTTCGAGACGCAACTACCGATGGAAGAGCTCCGGGTCGATCCAGCGCCGGACGATCGACTCCGACAGCTCCAGTCCCAGGGCCTCGAAGGGACCGGAGAGCTGATCCAGATCGAACTCCACCAGGCGATCCGCATCGACCCGGAACACAGGACAATCGGCCTCCTCCCGGATCCGATCCATCTGAGCCCAGTCCCGCTCGATAGTCTCCGGGGATCTCCTCCACCTCACGCGCCGACAGGAAGCGAGGATCTGATCTTCCGGGCGGTAACAAAGGACGATGCACCGGAGGGAGGTCTGCTTCAGGTACTTCCACCAGAGCGGCATCATCTTCGCACCCCAGGGGACCTCCCCGCTCCAGCCCTCCACAGCCAGGCGATGGTACCAGGAGCGAGGCCAGTCCGGGACCTCCCCTGCGTGGAAGGTCCGCTTCATCCAGACCGACTCGAGGAAGCCCTTCCTGTTCTTCCCCGCAGGGCCGGTGGTCCGTCCGAAGAACACGCCATGCTCCCGGAAGAGCCCCGCGGTCATGGAGGTCCCCGATCGGACATGCCCGGTCACGAACAATCCCCCTGGGAAGTCAGTCAAAGAACGGTCTTGACGTTTTCGGAGGGATTCGGTAAACTAGAGACAGAGAGAGGGAACCCAAACAGAGGAGTCGAAAATGACGGCCATGATTCGGAACGCCCTGGATGCCCTGGATCTCGGAGGATATGTCGAGGTTCATTCCGGTCGCGAGGATGCGGTCGCAATCTTCCGTGCCGCTCAGCGGGTGGGCTTCTTCGATCTCGGCGGTGGATCCTTCGTCGACGAGTGGGGCGGTCAGGTGATCTACTACATCACCTGCGACTATCCCCCCTGCGATCGGTGCGGAGCCGAGGGCGGGGGCGCCTCCGATTCGGGCATGTGCTATCAGTGCTCCTGCGAAGCTCACGCCGAGGGCTGGTACTCTCACGATCTCGGGAAGGCTCGGGGACCTCTGACTGACGCTCGGATTCACGCTCGCTGATTCTCTCCTTCCCGCGCCCGCGAGGGGGACTCCTTCGAGGGGTCCCCCTTCTTCTTGTCCGGGATCTCCGCCGGGCGGAAGGATCGGATCTCGGTCATGTTCCGGATCCCACCCTGGGAGCAGTCGAGCTCGATCCTCCCGGTGAAGCCATCCCGGAGCATGTCGGCTACGTGGACCAGGATCCGTCGGGAGGACTCCGGCAGTTGGCGACTCACTCGAAGTCCCATCCGTCGAAGGGAGGTACCGGCTTGTTCGGATCCTGCTCGAACTGGATCCCGTCATCCCCGACGTAGGGGAGCCGGTGGTCCGCATCCCATGAGATGATCGGCATGGGGATCCCCAGGGGGAACGCATCGCACCGAAACTCCGAGGGCGTGTACCCCATCCCCTCAGTCTGGAGATGGACGCAGGAGAGGCAGTAGGGAGCGAGATGTGTGATCATGGATTGAACCCGTAGGCTCGAAGGTGATTGAGCATGCCCGAGACATAGATGTGATCCGCGGCGAGAGCCCCGTGATACCAACCGGCGAAGGCCTCCGCCCAGAGCTCGTAGTAGGCGGTCGCCGCATAGCGGGAAACGGTCCGGTAATCCTCCGCGACGAAACGGGCTTTCATCCACTGCTCTCTCGCCTGACGAGCCGCTATGGCCGGATCCATCATCATCCGGCTTCCATCGGGGAGGCGCGGGAAAACATCTTCAAGGGCGTGGGCGAACTCGTGAGAGACTACCGCGGCCGGATCCGCGCTGGTCATCCAGCCCTGCGCCTTGCAGTGATCGAGGTGCTGGCGGAGGAGTTTGTGATTCCCCCAGTACTTCGTGTTGAAGGCCATCTCCCCCTGAGAGGGGCTCCAGAAAGCGAAGGTGTTCCCGCGCATCGGACCCGAGCCGGGACCCTTCGCGGTCACCTTCTTGATGGTATCCCCGAAGACGTTGGGGAACCTCCGATCCAGATCGTCGAGCTGGCGGAGGATGACGTTGATGCTCTCCTGGTCCAGCTTGGTCCCCTTCCGGAGCGCATAGAAGGTCGTGTCCGGGAACCGGGTCTTCGCCCAGGCCTGGGCAGACGCCCGATCGGTGAAGCCGTTCGCCGGGAATGGCGGAGGGGCTGGCGGAGGGGGCGGTTCCGGCGGCGGAGTCGGAGGCACGGGCGTCTTCGGCGTGGCCTTGGGACTCGGAGCCCTTGGAGTGCCAGTTCGTGGCGGACGCTTCGGGACCGTCCCCGCCGGGAACTGCAATCCGATGGAGCACCGGCAGTTGGTCCGGGAGGGCGGGTAGGGGACCGGACCCTCCGGCGTCTCGAACATCTCGCCCAGGGCCCTCCCGTTGGGGTTCATCCCTGGGACCATGTAATGCTGGAGGCGCTGGTCCGGAGTCACGATCCACATCCGCCGGGACTGCTTCGGGATCGTTCCCTGCTGGGCCGCCTGATTCCATGACTCGTTGACCCCGAAGTTCGCCGCTCGGAGGGACTCGGTGTGCGCGATATTCATGGCGCGGCGATTGGTCAAGCTCTTGGTGTAGCTCTCCCGCATCTCCGCGATGAAGTCATCGGTCACATCGCCGGTCTTCAGGGCGCTCCGGATCCGCGCCTTGTCCGCGGCGCTCAGTCGACGGGAGGAGGTGAAGGTTCCGTTCCGGAGCTCCCGCTCCAGGTTGAGCGGAGCCGACGCCCAGTTCGAGGGAAGGGGTAGCATCTCCCGGATCGCCATCGCCTGCTGATTGACCGTGAGCCCCATGTCGGCGCCCAGGGCGGTCACGATCCGGACCACCTCTCGCATCTCGTCGGAGAGACCCACCGCCAGGTTCCCCGCATTCTCCCTGGCGAACAGGACCACGTTGGGATGGCGGGCGTTGAAGGTTCCCCGGATCCCTTCATACCCTCCGTCGGTCAGATCGTTGAGCGCATCCATCGATGCGGTCCCCGAGGCGGCGGCAATCCCCTCGAACCCCTCGTACAGTGCGCGGTCCCCCAGGAGCAAGGCCTGGAGACGTCCCGATCCTGCAGCGCTCTGGATCTGAGAGAGGTTGCCGGAGGCGATGGCGCTCTGGAGTGCGCTGATGTCGATGCCCGCCTGGAATCGCGCCAGAGCGTCGAGGAAAGCCGCCTGGAGGGAAGGGCTGAGGCGAGAGGCGATCCGCCGGGAGATCGCCGGGAAACCGCTCGGGGACGCATTCAGGGACGGGAGGGGAGTCTGCCCCCACTCCTGCCCCGTATGAATCGCGCAGACAGTCATGCCTTGACGACGTGCTTCCGGAGTTGCTTCAGCTTGGAGCGGAAGACGGCGGTCCCTTCCTTCCCGGCCCGGCGGAGGTACTCGATCTCCTTCTGTACCTGTGCGCCCGCCGGAGAGACGAGTGCCGACGGGTACCGGGTCATGCAGAAGGGGCACATCAGGAAGAGGAGGGTGTTCCCATCCTCTTGCTCTTCCTCCTGGGGCTTCGGCGGGAAGAGCTTCCCGCATCCGGCGTCGCACTTGACCAGGGGATGCTTCCGCTTTATCGACGACATAGTGGACAGGGCTCCTCTTCGCTCACGGGTGCGAATGCGGTCATGACCGCGGCGGCGCGGGCTTCCTCTCGGGCCTCCTGATCCGGGACCCCCTCACGGAGCAGGGCTTCCTTGAGCTCGACGAAGGCCTTCGCCCAGGCGGCGGCTTCCCGCCCCAGGGCGATCAACGCCTCGCGGTTCACTCCTCCGACTCCTCCTCTTCTTCTTCCTCGAGTCCTTCGGTCACAGCCGTCGTCTCTTCTTCCTCGATCCCACCCTCGTCCTCTTCATCCCCGAAGGTCTCCCCTCCGGCCTCGCCTCGGAGCGCCTCGACCCGGGGATCGTCGGTGGGGATCAGCCAGACGTTCCGGTCCTTATCGACCTCGATCAGATCGTAGGGGTTCCCGCCCACGGGCGTCAGGGCCTTCGCGGTATCGGCGCGGGCCTTGTTCGCCTCGGCCTGATCAAGCTCGGACTCCTCGAAGAGGGTCGGCCACTGGACATCGTACCCCTCCTCGCCAGGAGGCGCGAGCGCCCCGTGATCCACCAGGCGGTCGATCACGGCGCGGAGGATATTCGGCTCGGCGTGCTTCTCCTGGCGCTCGTTGATCGTCCCCAGGAAGGATCGCTCGTCCAGGGTCGAAGCGAGCTCTCCCCGCTCGGTCCCCAGGAGGACCCGGAGCGGGTAGCCCGATCCGGCGGCCACCAGCTGGAGGAAGAACTCGGCCGCCTCCTTCGGACGGGGGAGCTCCCCTTCCATCCAATCCAGCTTGGTGCCGTACCCCAGGAACTGCCGACGGAGGTCATGGACGATCTCTTCCATCGCATCGCCCATCGTGTCAAGGAATCCTTCGGGGAGCTCGACATCGGGGTCGATGGTCCCCTGAAGGATCCGCGCCGCCATCTGCCAGTACCCCTCCCCGGTCGCGGCCGCGAGCTTCTGGAGATCAAAGAGGGGGTTGAGCACGCGCTTCAGGGCTGGCCGTCCGTAGACCTCGTCCGCCAGGAGACCCTCCGCCACATGGATGACCCGGGAGGCGTGGACGACCTCCTTAAAGGACCCGAAGGACTCCACCCCGGAGGACAGATCCACCTCGTAGGTCTCCGGGAGTCCGAAGCGTGGATCCTGGTGGTCCTTGACCCAGGTGTGGATCTTGACGTCCCCTTCCGGGTAGGCGGAGAGGTAGAGGACATCTTCCGGTCCCTGCATCCTGGGGAGTTCCGTCTTCAGGGAGGAGTCGGTCCCCCGCGCCCCGATCAGGAGGATCCCATAGCGCCCGATCCGGGAGAGTCGATCCACCCTCTCCAGGCGGTGCCAAAGCTTCAGGGACTGCACCAGGACCGCAAAGTCTTGGGTGAAGGGAGTCCCCTGCTCCTCGTCCATCCCCGGCTCCGAGAGGGACGGAGGGGACTTCCAGGTCGTGCTCGGTGCGAGATCCACGATCCGCCCTCCGAGAGGATCCCGCTCGTAGAGGGCGTAGTAGTCCTCGTAGGTCTCCTGGCCGGGAGGGATATACCCAGCGGTCTTGTAGACGTCCCGCTTCCCTCCATACTGGAGCCCCGCCTTCTGGAGGAAGCGCATCCGACCCACTTCGGTCGACGCCATCATCGCCTGGGTCCGGGCGATCTGCATGGTGGCGATGGCATTCTCCTCTCCACGGACCTTGTGTCCGGTCGGAAGCTCGAACCAACCGCCACCCCGGTTCGTGATTCCGTAGCGCCCTACTCCATTGCCTGACGACATTGCCTCCCCCTGCTCTCTCTCATGGACCGGCTCGGCTCCCAATCTACTCGACGGGGAGACCGTGGAGCCACTCTTCCGTCGGGAATCCCAGGAGGTCCCGGGTCCGTCCACTCATGGAAAAGACCTTCCCCTTCATCCGCTGTTGATTCTGGGGCTTGCGCCAACCCCTCCAGTGGGAGTCGGCACTGGACCACACACGCGCGGGATTGTGAACGATGGACTCCCTGAAGTGGGGCTCCTTGGTCATCGGGATCCCGCAAAGGACCGTCGGGAGATGGAGACGGTCGACGCAGACAGCCACCCCCAGGAGCCCACTCGCCCCTCCACCCCAGGACCCGCAGGTCTGATCCACCTGCTTATGCGAACGCCGGGACCACTTCTTGTACCCGAGGGGGAGACCCTGGCGCTTCCGGACATCCTCCCACGCCTGGAACTTCTCCGGATGGAGGGTCACCCAGTGGTGGAAGGGCCGGGGCCAGATCGCCCCCGCATCGTTGATGATCATGATCGGACCATCCCAGGGATGCCCCAGCATCTTCTCCAGAGCCAGGACGTCGGTCCAGTTATTCGACGCCCCTCCGATCATCATGACAGCTTGACGCATCTTCTCCCCGCTCATGAGAGTACCCGAAGCACCTGACGGACGGCCTCGGTCCGCTCCTCCCCCAAGATCTCCGCTCCATGACCCGGAGCTCCCCCGTGCTCCCCGATGTGGTCGAACTGAGTGAGGGTGGCCGGATCCTGTGCCCCCTTCCGGAGCCCCGCCTGGATCGTCTTCATCCGTTCGGTGGAGATCCGACTCACCACATGCTCGACCTGCTCCGCCGACAGCGGGATCTGGAGATGGGAGGCGACCCGCTTCACGTGACCGGGGAGATCCGAGACCATCGTCTCGTAGGCGAGGACGAGCGGTTCATGGATCCGGGCGATCTGTGTGTACCGGTGATAGCCGGTGAGGAGGTGCTGGCGCTGGATCTCGATCAGGACATGGGACCACTCCTCGCTATGGCGGATCAGGGAAGCCGCCGTGTCGATCGGATCCCGGTGAGTGTAGATCGTCTTGACCTTCTGGGTGGCGTGGAAGCTGAAGGGAGCCCAGACGTGCGTCTTCAGGACCCACCATCCGGCCGCCCCGTGTCGGGACCAGGAGTGGATCAACTCCTCGACCTCCGAGGGATGACTCACCAACCCGCACCTCCGCCAGGGCACGGCCGAGGCCCGGAGGATCTCGATCACCGTGTTGTAGGCGAGAGTGGATCCGGTGCGGTATCCTCCGTTGACCGCGACGAAGAAGGGAATCATCGGAGGTCAATCACGGCAGTTCCGCGGAACCCATCATCAATCGGGTGGATCTCGTACCCGTTCCGTTCTGCGAAGGAGTCGACCGCCGCCGGGACGATCTCTCCGGTGAAGTAGTCATCCACGAGGACGGTCTTGGTCTTCGATCTCAACGCGAGCTCCAGGTCATAGGTGCATCCCTCGAATGTGTGGTCGCCATCGATGTGGAGAAGGTCCAGGGGAGGAAGCTGGCGGATCGCCTTCACGTCGGTCCGAATAATAGTGACATGAGGGAAGGGTGCGAGCAAGTGCTGCTCCGCCCAGTCCACCGAGCCCGCCTCGGTATGGAAGAGAGGGGAGTCGACATCGATCCCCAGGAAGTCGGCATCGGGGACCGCCGAGAGCAGAGCGAAGGCCCCGTACCCCGCTCGTACCCCGATCTCCCCGATCCTCCGAGGTTGACGTTCAAGGGCGGCCTGACGCTTCGCCTCCAGCCAGTCCCGGACCCGGGAGATCGGACGGACGTTCTGATCCTCCGGCCACCACCCCTCCACCAAACGATCCCACCACTCGTCCCCCATCACAGGAGGGTCAGGAAGTAGACGATCCCGAGGACGACCGCCGAGATGATTCCCATGATGAACAGAAGCTCCAGGGCCGCGAGTAAGGTCTCCATCTAGACAGGGACTCCTTCCTGCTGAGTCAGGTGAATGAAAGCCGAGGCGACCTCCTCCGGGGATCGGCTCACATCGACGGGGAGATAGCGGGCGTCCGGATCGACCGTGTTGGTCCAGAAGGGCCGGGGGAACTGACGCTCGGACCACAGGAGCAGAGTCGGAGCTCCGAAGAGAGGACCCAGGAGGGTGGATCCTGCGGGGAATCCGAACACGCCCTTAGATCCCGCCAGGAGGCCCGTGAGTGCTCCGAAGGACGTTTCCCCTATCAGGGACTCGAATCGGGCGTCTGAGGCCGCAACCCGCTCGGCTATGCCCCCTTTATCCCACTCGGCTCCGGTGACGATCACCTGCAACCCCTGATCCTGAAGGAGGCGAAGGGTCTCGACGATCTGACCCTCCGAGAACTCCGCGAGCCACTTCCGGTAGAAGCTCTTGTCCCAGAATGCGGTCACGATATAGTCCCCGTAGACCTGGGGGTAGAGGGTGGAGGCCAACTCATGGCGCTTGGTCCGGAAGAGAGGGAGGTCCCACTCCTCGGGACCCGGGAGGGCTTCCTGCAGGGAGCGTCCCTTCCCGAGAGTCCCGTTGAACGAGAGGAAGAAGTCGAAGGCGCCAACGTTCTTCTGCACCGGATGGGTCCCCTCGACATACGCCTGTCGGATGATCCTCCGGTTGGCGAACTCCGCAAACCCTCCCCACCGCACGAACGGGACCCTCTGCCAGAACTCGGCTGCCCTCGCCGGTCCGGTCTTGTGGACGTACACCTCCGGGAGGTCGATCCCTCTCGCCTGGAGGAAGCCGCGGAGCTTGACCGCCACCCAGTAGCCATCCCCGATCCCCGGCGGGACGAGGATCTTCACCGGAGACGGCTTCCTCGTATTCTCCCCGTAGAGTACGACCTTCGAGGTGATGGGGTGCTCGGTCCGCTTCACCTCGAACCCCTCGGAGCTCAGGAGATCCCGGAGCTGGTCCTCGGTCAGCATCCACAGGTGCTCGATCTCCTTCCAGTGATGGAGCCCGTCCTCATGGTGGAAGCGAGGGAAGTCGACGATCAGGGTTCCACCCGGACGCAGGATCCGGGAGATCTCTTGAAGGAAGGCGCGGGGATCCGGGACGTGCTCGAGGACGTCGTGGACGGTGACCGCATCGAAGTAGAAGGGCGGGAAGGCGATCGCCTCCAGGGGCGCCGCCCAGATGTGCTCGGGGTCTCTCTTGTATCCCGCATCTGCGAGATCCTGGCCCCAGGCGTCATAGCCGGCTTTCCTGGCTTCATCCACGAAGGCGCCCCACCCAGACCCTACATCGAGGATCCGCGCGCCTTCAGGGAGATCGTAGGCCTCCAGGCGAAGGCGGGCGATCTCCCGGTCGTGGACGGGAGAGTGCGTGTAGATCCCGGAGAAGTACAGATCCTCGTACCAACGAGCCAGCTCCTCCTGTGAGAGCTCGACCTGCTGGCGCAGGATCCCACAGGCGCATTGGAGCATCGGGAGTCCGTGGATCTGTTGCGGCAAGGTTCTCCGGACCCCACAGATGCACTGGTCGATCAGCATAGCGTGCGTTCCTCCTTCAAGAGACCCCTGGCGGTTGAGTAGACGAGGTGGGGATCCTCCCAGGCATCCACCTTCCAGATCGGGGACCCCAGGTGATTGACCGGCTCGTAGAGCTTCTGCATCGGGAGGCGCCCGTAGGAGTTCGAGAGGATGCGACCCTCCGCATCCATCTGGGGACCCGGGGCGACCCGGCCCCCGCTATGGATCAGGAGCAGAGGCACCCCGATCATGACCGCCAGGAGGGAAAGCCCCGAGGCGGTCGCAATGACCAGGTCCGCCTTGGCCATCGCCTCGATCGTCGCGTCGAGGTGGAAGGCGAAGTCCCAGGCCGCCATGTCCGGGAGGATCGCTGTGTCGGAACTCTCCGGCGTCCCCGCTGCGAAGGTCGGGATCCCCATCGTCATGAGAGTCGCAGAGAGGGTTCCCCAGTGCGGCCAGTTCTTCGCAGAGCCATAGGCCCGTTGCCGAGGGCAGATCACGATCGGATGGGAGGGGACGTCCTGTACCCTGTGGGGATGGGGACGGAAGAACTCCTCGGGTCCGAGCCGGTAGCGGGGAGGGCCTCTCCGATCATCATCGTCAGCCGGGTGGACCAGGACGTAGGTCTCGGCCAGGGGATAGAGCGCTTCGTCCCCTGGCTCGATCTCGATCACATGACCTGGACCCAGCCCGTAGACCTGGGGAGCATGATACCGCACCTTCATCCCGAGCTCGCCCCGGAAGGCTTTGATGTGCATAGCGCTGATCTTCTGGCGGTCAAAGACCTCCACCCAACCTATCCCCGATCCGCGGAAGGGATCAACTCCCCCCCTAGACCGCCGTTGCTAAGCGTTGCGTACGCAAGGGCGCAAGGAGGCGCAATCGGTGGTGGAGATCCTCTTAGACCGACCACCGATTCCTCCCCTAGACCGCCGCTGCTAAGCGTTGCGTACGCAAGGGCGCAAGGAGGGGTACCGGAGGGGGACCAGGGGGTACCCAGGGGGTACAAGAGAGCCGCCGTTGCTAAAGCGTTGCGTACGCAAGGGCGCAAGGCGTCCGGACCAGGGGTACCAGAGGGGGACCGGCGGGTACAAGAGAGGACGAGAGGGAGCTTCGCTCCTCTCGAGTCCTTCTCTTCGGGAGAGGAATGACAGGGGAGGGACTCGAACCCCCAACCGCCAGATTATGACTCCGGTGCTCTACCGATTGAGCTACCCTGCCTGAACCGCCGAAGCAATGCGTACGCAAGGGACGCAAGGGCGCTTCCTCCCCCCGATCACCAGGTGCTCTACCGATTGAGCTACCCTGCCTGAACCGCCGTTGCTAAGCAATGCGTACGCAAGGACGCAAGGAGGAGGCTTCCTCCCCCCGATCACCATCCCGCCTCCCAGGGACGAGGACGTCCGTGGAAGCAGACCACCCGCGCATCGGGAGGAGTCCCCTTCCCTCGGACGTGCTTCTTGAACGAGACCACTTGGCCGGGGAGAATCTCCTGCCATCGGCCCACCTCGACCCGACCAAGCCAGAGGGCTTCTAAGAGCCGTTGATCCCCGCCCCGCCTATGGGTACGGATGTGGGCGTCCGGATCCGCTCTCCAGGCCTCCCAGACCTCCTCCCGTGGATCCTGGGGGAGACACATCAGTCCCGACCCCAAGCCGTTCCTGCGGTAGAAGTCTCGAAGGGCGATGAGCTGATCCTGGGAGGCGACCTCCGAGAGATCCCCGACGATCCGCGTGTCGAGGTCCATATAGAGGATCGTCAGATCTCCGAACCCGAGCGCCGGGTCGAACATCTGCATCTTCGACCACCACCCCTGGCTGTGTCCGGTGAGCAGGGGGATCTCATGAACCCGGGGATCGTCGATCGGTTGGTCGGTCAAGCACACAGGAACCAGCTCGCGGTCCGAGGGCCAGTGTTCCTCGACCTGATCGACGAGGATCGAGACGTGCTCCGGGAGGTAGTCACCCCCTCGCCGTAACACCATGAGGACCACCCTCGGATCCTTCTGTTTACCGAGGTTCACCGATCCTCCTTCCTGCGGTGCTGAGCTATGCTCAGCACGTCCCTCTTTCGGGACGGGTAACCGCTCATGCCTGTCCCGGCGTCCATCCCGCTGTCCGTTCGATCTGATCCGCGACCTGGCGGAGAAGCTGGGGGAGCTGGACCGTGACATCGACCGGGGCCTGGACCGCGAATCCGTTCCCCTTCTCTCCTTCGATCACGATCACGCAGGCCGCCCTCGCCTTGGTGCTCTCCCGGACCTGGGTGCATTCCTTGTCATACTTCGACTCTCCGATCACAGCAGTCCCTTCTTCCTCGCGCGGGCTTGGATCTCCGGATGGGTCGACCAGGATTCGTGTCCGCGCGAGCACCGGATCCTGATCTTGTACGGGTAGTAGGTTCGATAAAGGGAGGATCTCCGGACCTGGGGACCCACCTCTCCTGTGAGCTCCAGATCCTTCCCGTGGAGTCCACACATGCGGGTGCCTCCGAGGATCCGCTTCCTGCACTTGGCAGTGAGGGGGGTATTACCCATCGGAGGACGGGGGCTCCTTCCATCGTTCCGCCTCTCGTTTGAGGATCCACTTCAGGATCTTTCTCCACCACCACCAGACAAAGAGAAAGACCGGGGCTACAATCGCGACCGCCTCCCAGAACGAAGTCACCACAAGACTCCCAGAAGCCAGATCCAGAAGGCGACGCATGAT